ATCAGCCGAGTCTCCGACGATGCGGTAGTTACCGAAAAATGTGCCGTCAGCTAGATCGGCGAACACGGTGTCCCATCCCCAGGTGTCGGTCACAACATAGGTGCCCGCGCCAAATAGGATAGATATCCCAGTACCCGGCACGACGTAGACCCCCGCTCCTGCCGGGACCGTGATGCCGGTGATGGTGGCGGCGATGGTGCTGGTGAGTGAGAAGATCGCAGTGCCCTCGATGCCGCCCGTCGTGATGACGACACCGTAGGTGGCAGGCGTTGTGCTGACCGGCGTGCCGAACGCATTCACCGTCCCTGTCGATGTGTTCCCGCCGCCAGAGGTGTAGCTAGTGAAGGGCCAGCACACGAACGGTGGCGTCCAATCGCCTGTGGCTGTCCAGTCGGACACGGGCGGTGCGGTGCCTGTCGGACCAGTGTTCCCCGTCGGACCCGTCACGACGCTTGCGGCGCCGGTCGGTCCGGTGTCCCCCGTCGGCCCTGTCGGCCCGGTGTTCCCCGTCGGCCCCGTCACGACGCTTGCGGCGCCAGACGACCCGGTGCTGCCCGTGGGCCCCGTCGCACCGGTGTTGGCCGCCGCGCCCATCGCGCCGGTGCTGCCAGTGGCCCCGGTCGCGCCCGTCGAGCCAGTCGGCCCTGTCATGCCGCCCGCGCCGGCCAGCAGGAACCAGCGACCCGGGCCCGCCTTGGGAGCGATGCCGCCAACGCTGAGCGCCTTCTGAAGCTGGTAGACGGTGTTCGGTGTGCCCTGCACGACGCAGAGCGACCCGTCGGCGAGCTTGCTGGTGTTCACGCCCTCCAGCGAGCTACCCGGATCGCCGCCGGTGACGGTCAATCGAGGTGACAGCAGCAGGTCGGCGGGGGCGTAGTTCTGGAAATTCATTGGAAGATGGCCTCGACTTCAGTGATCATCGCGGGGGTCTGGTCGAACACAACGCCAAGCGCGACCATGGAAATGGTGAACGCGACCAGATCCTCGGCGGTGCTCGATTCGTAGTCATCGGGGATGTGTGTTGGTGGCTCGCCGGCCTGGATGGCGCGCTTGTGATCGATCGCTGCCGAGCCGATGACGTAGAACCCGATGGTTCCACATGCACCAAGCATGAAAGCAGCGATAGGGGTCATCAGATGGGCAGACTGACCAGGGCGATGGCCATGTACGTTGGTCCCACGCCACCGCCAGCGACGACCACCTTATTCACCTGCGCAATAACCGTGACGGCATTGAGCGCAGCGAGGCGCTGGGATAGCAACAGCCGCGCCTCGGTCGGGTTGCCTGCCACGGCGGCGACCACGCGGGCGGCGGCCGGATCCACCGTGATCGATACATCGGTATCGGCGCGGACCAGCCACGCTTCCCAAAGCGGTCCGGCGCCCGCGCCGGCCATCTGCAAGTCAGCGATCGACTGCGGCGAAGCCGCGATGGCGGCGGTCAGCCGCGTGACCATTTCGGCCGCGTCTCCAGCCTGAACGGCCTGGATGTCGAAAGAGGGGGGCGTGTCTGAGTAACCTGCGTCGATGAGTGCCATGGTGGTTCTTCTTTCAGGTGAGCCGTACGTTGACCGGAAGCAGCGAAAAGCCTGACGGATCGGGCAAGCGCATCCCGCAGCGCGCAACGTCCTGCGGGACCGCGAGGCTGCGGCCGCCCTGGCACCACAGCGTGCCCGGCGTGAGCTTGGTAGCGGCGCGCAGGCCGCGCGTGGCAAGCCAGCTTGCCGGTTCGATGGCGGCCGTGGCCAGCGCGCCACCCGCGAGGCGCTGGATCTGCGACACCGCGAGGCTCACGCTGTCGGCGTGACCGATGACCTCACCGGCGCGCACGACCTGGCCGGGGGAGAGCGAGGAAGCGAGCGTGCCGAAGTAGGTGACAATGACCGGCTCGTGTCGGCTCGTCACCTCGACGCGATCGGGCCCGACGCGCGTGGCCGTCCCGCTCACCAGGGCGTACACCGGCGCGAGGCCGACGGTACTGCGGATGCCCAGCGTCCGGGCGCAACCCGTGCCGCCCGGACAATCCGTGACCTCGCCCTGGTCGAACACCGCGCGAACGGGTCGGACTAGCGCCCGGTAGGCCGCAAAGCCTCCGATAGCAGACCAGACCAGGACGCCGAGGGGTGAGCCCATGCGCCCGCAGGCTACATGGGGGCCCAAGCCAAGGCAAAAATTCGGTCGTCAGAGTCCGAGTCGCCCGAGAAGGCGGGTGACGCCCGGGTGCAGCGGGGCCGGCAGGCTTCCGACCGGGAACCAGCCCGCCGCGGTGTGCTCCGCGTTCAGGCGGAGCCGAAACTCCCGCGGCACCTGGCCCCCAAACGTCCAGTAGACCAGGCCGTCCGGGCGCCGCGTCACGTCGAGCGTGGCGCGCTCCATGTCCACCGAGCCCCGGTAGCCCGTCTCCTCCGCAAGCTCGCGCAGCGCCGCGTACGGGGGCGCGGCGTCGGTCGGCTCGACCATGCCGCCTGGGAGCGCCCAAGTGCCGTCGTCGCTCCGACGGAGCAGCAGGATGCTTCCTGTGGGGGCGACGAGCAGGATGCCGGCGGCGTAGCGCATGTCACTCGTCGTCGTCCGCCTCGGAGTCGGGGTCGGCATCCGTGTCGTCGGCTTCCTCCGGCGAGGCATCTTCGTCGTAGAGCCTCTCTAGCTCTGCGACCTCCGCGAGCGTGGCCTTCCGCGCGGTCAAGATCAGGGTGGGCGATCCGCTGAAGTCCCGCAGGCGCAAATGGTACTCGCTGTCCGAGTCCAGGCTCGCGAGCGCCTCCACGATTTCGCTGTCCGGTTCGTCGAGCCCCACGAGCAGCGGCACGTCCTCCGGGCCGCCCAGCGACTTTTCCAGCGTTTGCAGTCTTGTCATCGGGTTCTTGGTCATGGTGTTCACTTCCACTGCTTCATCGCAGCCCTTGCGGCCGCGCCTTGCCGCGGTCGAACGCTTGCAGCTTGCACGGCCCCGTGTAGCCGATGCGCCGGCCCGTCACTAGCTCTGCGATTGCGTCGGCGACGAATTCAATCACGTCGTCGTCGCGCTTGTGCCACTCCGCCACCCACTTCACCCAGTGGTCGTCGTTGTCGAACGCGGAGCGATCGCGACGCACGGCGACCCGCTCAGGGCCGAGCACGAATTCGCCCGGGTACAGGAAGTCGGTCGCGTGCCCGAATTCGTGCGCCACGATCGCCGCCACCGTGTTCTCCGGTAGCTCGACCATCTCGGGCGCGAGCATGATCACGATGCCGTCGTCGCGCGTCCCCGCGAAGTGCCGCGGGGAGTCGTGCATCGACGGCGCGACGTAAAGCTGCACGCGCTTGGCAGCGGCGAGCCCCGCTTCCATGAACGCTTCGCGCATCACCAGGAAGTAGGGCTCTAGGATCAGCAACGCCTCCTCGGGCGTCACGCTGGTCGTCGTGTCGGCGCACTCAGTCACGCGCCTCTGGGCTCCCGCTACCGCCGATACTGCTGCGCCGCGGCCTGGACCTGGCGCACCGCGTTCGCCACGTACTCCGGGGGCACGTGACCGGCCTGCGTGCCAGCGCGCAGATGGCGCCCGGCCTCGTCGGGCGTGAGCATCACGAGGGTGTCGCGTCGCTGGCACTGGCAGCACGGCACGTTCGGGTGAAGCGCCCCGTGGCGCTGCGAGTAGGCCCACGGCGGGCTGTGCGGCGTTCCAGGCGGCGGCTGCCCCTGGCTCACGAAGATGCACTCGTCCCAGGACACCACGACGTGCTGCCGCTGCCCGCAGGTGTCGCACACAATCTCGAAACGCACGCCGTCGGGCTGGTAGCCCGTCCGCGAGGCGTAGTGGTCGTCGGCCCCTGCTCCGCCGAGCGCGCCGGCACCGAACTGGGCAAGGTCAATGTCGTTGAATTCGTCCGCCATGAAATGTTCCTTTCGTCGTCCCGGCCAGAGGATAGCCTAGCGCCTGGCCAGAACGCTACTTTTCAGGATTGACCTTGCGAAGGGTCGCTGTGGAAATACCTTGCACCGGGGTCCGGTCCGGGTCGGACACCGATGTCAGCGCCTGGAGCCGCAGCCGCGCTATCCGTAGGTCAAGCTGCATCCGGCTCAAATCCTCGATGAATTCCCGTAGCTCGTCGAGCTTCGTGAGCAAACCAGAGCGATCTAGGCCGGCAATCAGCTTCTCGGCCTTGGCCAGCGCATCGATCGCTTCCGCGATGCTGTCCACCGCTGACACTGCCGGCCTTTCTTCTAGACCGCTTTCGCGCGGCCCGCACCCAGCCAGGGAGGCGTGGTGTTACGCAGCCTGCGTAGCACTCCGATCATCGAGTCGAGCGCTTCGCTTGCTCGGCGTTCGGCCTGAAGCTGCGCCTCCATCGCTCGGATGACGGCAGCCTTGATCGGTGTCCCCGAAATACCCCGCACCGGCGTCGATGCGGGGGGCTCGGACAGCGTGAACGTCACCGGCTCCCTTGACTGCGATACCATGCTTCTATCGCTCCTGTCGCGTGGCCGACCTTCTCAGTGAGCGCAGTGACTGCTGCGCTGGTCTGCTGGGTGTACGAACTGAATTCCTCGTCCGACACGGACCGAGCAACGTGCTCCTCCATGCGCTTCACCGCGTCGCGGACTTCCGCCAAGTCCTTCTGCACGCCGTCGAGTCGCTGACGCAGCAACGCCAGGCTCTCGTCCGCTGCGATTTCCTTCTTCACTCGCTGCGGCAGCGTCGCCAGGCTTGCCACGACTCCCGCCGCCGCTGCGCCGAGCAGCTTTCCCATTTCTTCGATAGACATGAGTGGAAATCGTCATGCCCGTCAGCTTGGGTTGGATCCGGCGAACACGTAGATGCCCAGATCGGGGAACGGCTTGTGGCTTTTCTGACCAGGCAAAGGGAAGGCGTTGGTGCCGTACAGGTTGCTGAACTGCGCGTCGAACGACCCGAAATCCCATTTTTGGGAACTGGGAAATTCTGTCAGGGTGTTGTTCCGGTAGCAGGCGATCATCAATTCGTCGCCCTTGGCGACCGTGTAGTACGGCCGGAACAGGGAGCCGGGCGCGAGATTCGATACCGAAGGATCGATGATGCCCTGCTGAAACGCGCCGAGCGGACTGATCCCATTCGGCGGTGGCGGCGTGGTAGGCGGCATCGGAAACGTACTGGCGAAATTCGGTGCCGCATTCGGCGGTAGCAGCGGCAGCCCCGCTGTCACCAGTCCTTCTGACAGGTCGGTCGGCACGTCGATGAGTTCGGTGCGCAGGTTTCCCTGCGAAGGCCCCTGCGCGGTGATGATGCCCGGAATGGGCGGACTGGGCAGCGCTGGCTCGGGCTGCTGGTACACCACCGTCTCGGTCGCAGCCGGCAGCACGAAGCGATCAGGTGACGACGGAGCGAGGTACGAGTCGGGCGCGCCGAACGCTTCCTTCGACAGGTGGTAAGGGAGGCGGCGGCGCTGGAAGTCACCCACGTTTCGCAACCGCCAGATCAGCAGGTAGCGGTAGTCGAATACCGGGAGGCTGCCTTCGACTGACCCGACCACTGCGGGGAACCAGAGAGCCATCTTGGCTCCCATCGGCACCGGAAGGCCCTTGAGCAGGTACGGCGAGAACCCGGGTTTGCCCGCGTCGTCGTCGAGCGTGCCGGGGAACACGATCGGTGTGAAGGTCGAGTGCCCCTGGTAGCGAGCCTCGAAACCATCGAATGGACGTAGCACGGAGGCCACGGTGAACTGTGCGTCTGCAAGTACGTTCTGACTCACGGTGTCTCTCCAGTGCTTTTCGCGTAGACCCTGTACGCAAGGTATCCCCCGAGCAACGCCCCGAACAGCGCAAGCGACGCGCTCGTGCCCGCGTCTTGTCGCACGCTCGGATCTGCGTCGCTCCACCCGCGCGTGGCGCGCAGCGTGTTACGCGCAGCGCCGACGAGCAGGAGCCCCGCTCCCGCGCCCATGGGCCCGCCCAGCCAGAACCCGGTGCCGGTGCCGGCGGTCGCCAGGACCAGGCCCACGCCCGCGCCACGGCGTGCCGCGCGGTACGCTTCGGGCGGCGCAGCGGTCAGGGGCAGCAGCGTGGGCGCAGCGACCATGGCAGACGGAGGCGCCGATGCCGGATCGAAGCCGAAGGCCGTCAGCGGTGAGGGCGCGAAGTCATCCATGCCGACCTACAGCATACCGAACGGCCCCCCAGGTGGAAAGTTTCGCGCTTTCAGCGCTGGCGGACCGACGGATCGGGGGGCGTCGGGGGCTCAATTGACGCGGGCCGGAGGCGGGTTTTTTTGGTCAAACCGGCCGGCATGGGCACGTCTTCCCCGTCACGCAAGCTGTTCACCACGGTTTCGTGGCCGGCGATGGCCAGGAAGGCGGACACGAGCCCGCCGAGCACTGCGTCGCGCCACGGCGTGCCGGTCGAGGCGGCCTGGAGCGCGCCGCTCACCACCCCGAGCCCCAGCGCCAGCATGGGGCGCCAGCGCGCCGGGATGGCGAACGGAGGAAACGACGTGTCCTCCTTCAGCAGACGCACCACCAAGCCAATGATCAGGGCGGCGAGGCCGATCCACTGGTGCTTCGCGATCAGGTCGAGGTAGGGCTGCATGACCCCGAGGCTACGCGACTCGCGGCGACCGTCAAGTTTTCGGGACGGCGGTCAACGGGAAGGAAAGTAAGCCCAGCAGATCAGTGCCAGCGTGCGGCGCGTGGGCGCCCCATCCACAAACGCTGGCTCACCGTGAGCACGCATCTGCGCGACGTGGCGCTTCACGAATCCATCGCGCTTGCGCTGCCAGTGTTCCGAGAGGCGCATCGGGTCGCCGCCCGCCGCCTTGTACGCAGCGATGAATCCGCCACGTCCGCGCGCCACTTCCGACACGCCGAGCGCTTTCGCGTAGGGCACGAAACTCACCACGTCACGCAAGCTCATGTACGGGTAGGCCACCGCTCACTGATGCTCCGCGCACACCGTCGTGACCCAGCCCCCGCGCTTGCTCGGCCCGCCCGGAGCCCCGCACTGCTCGCAGAGCCGGTAACTCTGCTCCTCTGCGATGCGGATCAGGGCAAACACTTGCTCTGGCGCCCCTTCCTCGACGTAGAAGCGCAGACCCCCGAACTTGCTCTTGCACTGCGCGCACCGCACGGTCGGGTGCTCGACGGAGAGGACCGCGCACAGCACCTTCACGAGCGTCTCCCAGCCGGGAGGGCAGTCCGACAGGCCAAGGTCCGTGCCCGCGAACAGCGTCGGGTACGCCGCGGCAAGGCGATCGATGGGCATCATACTCACTCCTTGACCAGCACGCTCACGCCGACCTTGCCGACCGCGTGCTTCTCGACAAGCAACAGAAACGAGCCCCACACGGGAAACTGTGCGCCTACTTTGTGGCCACCTGGAGGGTCGAGTTCAGTCGCGAGCGTTCGAGCGTCCTCCTTCACATTCGGCGGTATCTCGGCAGGGGCCGCGCGCCGGTAGCCCTTCACCGGGCTCCGGTCCGGGCGCTGCGCGATACCGGCCATCCACTTGTCAGCACGCGCCCAGTCGCGCTCCCCTGGCCGACAGTTGCCGCCGCTCGCGTAGGCAGCAAAGACCTTTGCGACCTTGTTCCGGTCGGCTCGCTGGCCGTACCAGACGCCGCACTGCCGTGCCTGCGCGACCCAAATCCGAGCGGTCGCGTTCGCGCACATCTGCGTCGCGCCTTCGTCCGTGCCAACGAGCCTTTCCCATTCCGACTGCGGAACCAGCAGCGAGACATGGATCTGGCCCATGCACTTCGCGCGCCCCTTGTCTTGCGTCCACTTCGGGTGTTGCACACCAGCATGGACGCGCTGATCGAACAACGTCTCCGCGTGCCACAACGTCAGCATCGCAAGCCCTAGTTCGGTCGTCGTCCAGCCCTGCCCGTTCGCGTAGGGCTTCGTGGCTCGCGCGAGCGCAGCGGCCATACCACCAAGGCGAGACTGGTAACCCTCTCGGGTTTCGTCGGGCGCCGCGGAGTGCTCCAGCTTGCTCGCCGTCGCATAGAGCCAGCGCTCAAGTCCGCTTGGGCCATCGGCCGAGGCGACGGGCACCCCAAGAACGAGCGCCAGCGAAACTAGCAGGGCAACGAATCGTTTGCTCATAAGACATCTCCAGTGGTTGCGGACCCCATCACAGCGCCGCGCGGTGCGGCAACGACGTAACGCACTAGCTTACGTCGGCTCGATCCAGTCCGGGTACGACTCGGCGGCACCGCGCTGGTTCGGTGTCATGCCACCGCCGGTGATCGAACCGAAGATCCCATCCGCAACATCTTCCTTTGACATTTCCACTCCACCGAGCACGGCGGTCGCCGTTGATAGCTTTTTGCCGAGCATGATGCCGATCGGCACGTCGATCGTGCCAGGCGCATCGAAGTACGTGATCGTGACCTTGTTCTTCTGCCCGAGACGGTGCGCGCGGTCCTCGGCCTGCTGCAAGTGCGCGGGGCTCCAGGTACGCTCGATGAAGAACACGTCCTGCGCGCGCGTCAGGTTCAACGACTCGCGCGCAGCCCCGATCGACAACACCAGAATGTCGTAGTAGTCACGCTGCTCCGGCGGCGCGCTGAGCGGTAGCCCGGTCTGGAATCGATCGATCGCGTCGATGCGCTGATTGTCGCTCATGCCGCCAATGATCGCTCCCACGCGGTAGTTCAGCGCCTTCAGGGCGCTGATCAACGTATGCTGCACGTCCACGTGCTTCGCGAAGATCAGTAACGGCAGGTGCGTGCTCTCCCAGTGCTGCTGCACCTCCTCTATGAACGCCTCGACCTTGCCTATACCGGTCAAGTGGGTCAGCGTGCTCATTTTAACGAGCACCTTGGCCTTCTCGGCGCGCTCCATCGCTTCCCAGCCGCCTTGCTCGCGAATGTAGCCCAGCACGTCCGCAGCCGCCGCCTCGTATTGCTTGGCCGTCGCGTCGTCGAGCGAAATCAGCTTCGTGCGCCGCCACTTCTCCGGCAGGTCAAGAAGCTCCTTGGTCTTGCGGAGCATCGACCGACCGTTGATCCGCTCGTGAAGCGCAAGCAGGTTGCTGGCGCCCTCGTAGGTTCGGACGTTCTTACTGCCCGTCCACTGGTCCTTCGGATCGCAGTACAATTCTCCGAAAAGTTTGAACTTCGGAAACTCATTCGGCGCGACGAGGTGAAGCTGCCCGAACATTTCGCAGGGGCTTTTGTTGTCCATGGGCGTGCCGCTCATGCAGATACGGCGCGGAATGTTCTGCGCAATCGTCCACACCGTCACGGCGCGGGCGCTGCCGGTCGGCACGGTGCGCCATTCCCCGGTCTTGTCGTTCTTCCGCGGTCCGAGCCGGAAGTTTTTGATGTAGTGGCTCTCGTCGATCATCATCGTCTTGAATCCGCGCTTCGCGAACCGTTCAACGTAGCGCGAGAGAATGTCGTAGTTCACCACCGTCACGTCCGCGGTCATCGCGGCTTCGAGCGTGACGGCCTCGCGCTTCTTCCCAGTCTCGATACGCACCGCCGTCAGATCGGGGCGCCACATCGTGACCTCGCGCACCCAGTTTTCCTTCGCCGACTTCGGACAGATGACGAGCGCCGGATAGTCCGCGGCGACGATCGCGGTGGCGGTCTTACCCAAGCCACAGTCGAACGCGAGCAAACCGGAGCCCTGCTGAAGCAGCCAGAGCACGCCCTCGCGCTGATGCGGCATCAACTGCTCCGGCATGTCGCGCGTGACCGCTGCCCGTGCAGCGGGCTTGTCGGTCGTCTCAACGACCTGCGCCACTTCCGCATCGGTGGGCGGTGTCACCACCACGTCGCGCATCCCGGCCGTGATGCCGCCGAATTGCTTGCCGTGCAGAAAGCCCTTTTCCTTCATGCTGCGCGCGGCGTTCTCCGGCGTGAGCAGGATCGTCCGAACGCGGTCCGGGCTGATCCACGCGACGACCATCGGCTTGCCCTTCAGGTACACCGTATCGCCTGCCTCCAGGCTCGCCGCGTCCTTCGGGAGCTTGCCTGGCTCCTGTTGCACCGCAATCTCCGGCCCCACGCCAACGGGCGCTTGCGCGCTGGCTGGCTGCGGCACCGGCATCCGGTCGTTCGGGACGATGAACGTCTCGCCGCTCGGGAGCACCCCGAGCTTGCCGGCCATGGTCGGCACGAGCGCGTTCAGGATCTTGATCCACGGCACGTCACCGGCCGGGAACGTCGTGTGCCAGGCGCCGCGCTGATCTTTCTGATTCCTAGCCCCGGCCGCCTTCAGGGCGTTGTTAGTCTCGGACCAGACGTTCCTCGCGTCGATGTACGGAAGCTCGATTTCCCATGACCCGGCCTGCGCGGCACGCACGACGATCCCCTTGGGCCTCTGTCGGCCGACGGGATTGCCCTCCTCGTCGAATTCCCGGCCCTCGATGAACACAGCTTGCAGCGCTCGCGCCGTGCCGGCGTACCCGAGCGCAGTGGCTATCTCCATGGCGGCGCCCACGTAGTGCGCGTAGTCGCTGGACTTAGTCTCCCATGCGCGGCCGGCCGCATGGATCGCCGCGCTCACGGCAGAGCGCGGGTCGCCCTCGCGCTCCCTTACCGCGCTCGCCATGAGCGGGGGCGCCGTGTCGAGCGCGCGCGCCAACGCCACCGGGTCGGGGCTCCCAGTGACGACAAACATATCGTGCTTCTGCGCGCATATCGGTCCGATGCCACGTTCCAGGCTCGCCGGGTCACGGAGCGGGCGACTACAGATCATGCAAGCCGTGGCCAGCATCCGGGTGCCGCCCTCCTCCTCGTAGCCGTTCGGCATCATGCCCGGGTGCTCGTGCTCGCTCTCGTGCAGTTCTTCATATTGCATGGGATTGCTCTCGGTTCCGTGGATCTACCGCGTGCTGCCACTGCTGTCAAGTCGCGCGCGCTCCCGCATACACCAGCGGGCTAGCAGGGGGTCGCCGGTCACGATGGCCTCCCGGTGCATCCGGGTGACCTCGCGCAGGTACTCGGCCCGGAATTCCGGGTCGGCCAACTGCACGTCGCACCAGTTTTCGGCTCGGGAGTCGGACACGGCGGGGCCCAGCCTACCGCCAGGTCGCCACCCGGCGCCACTTTTCGGTCACGAGCCATCTTCGGGGTCGAACGTCTCCATGGTCGCCGTGAAGCCGGCCAGCGCCAGCACGGCGCGCTCGTCCTGCGCTTCCGCCACGCTCGGCACCCAGTAGCGCACGTGCTCGCGGTACGCCTCCAGCCACGGTCGTGCGACCGCCTCGCGCACGCGCACAAGCGTCACCGGATCACGACCGACCGGGACCACGACGTAGACCAAGATCATCGCTCACGGTCCTCCCCGCAGCGCTACCACGACTCGACTCTCGTCGGGCGTCAGTGCACACGTGGCGCAGAACCAGCACTGCGAACCCCGGATCATCGCGGGCATCCAGCCCTCACTAACCAGAGTCGCTTCCCCGGTCGTGGCCGAATGGTCATCTATCAGATTGGTGGACCGCACGGCGCACCCCGCGCAACAGACATACACATCGCGGAGCTTAGGCACCGGTGGGCGTCTCCGGCGCGCGCTCGATCAGCAGCTTGCAGCGCTGGCACGCCGCGATCACTTTACCGTCGCGCAGCGTGACGGGGCGAAGCTCTGCGAGAATAGGCTTGTCCACGGCGTAGTGCTCCGGGTACGCCAGCGCCAGCCCCTCGGTGTCCGCCAACTGCCAGAAGCTCGGGTAGTCGATCTTGCGCACGATGACGCAAGCGTGCGGCGCACCGCAGGGCTGCGCGTGCACCTCCCCGTTCCAGGCGTGCGTGAAGCCGCACTGCCCCGCGCACTGGCAGCGGCCCTTCGCAACGCACAGCACCTGCTCGGCGCTCACCGGCGACGCGACACCCTTCGCCTTAGCGGCCATCCGCCTTTGCCTCGGCTTCGATCAGCGCCTTTACCTGCTTCTCCCACTGGTGCGCTCCGTCCACGTCCACGCCGTGAGCCCAAGCCAGTGGTGCCGCTGCGCAGAGCAGCGTTTCCATGTTCTCCAGCCGATCACGCAGTCCCACAATGATACGTAGCTGATCGGCGTGGAACGCGAGCTTGCCCGCGAGCGCGGCCACGGCATCGTCGCGCTCCATCTTCAGGCGGTCCACCAAGTCGGGTACCTTCCCGCGCAGCGGACTGTCATGCACCACACCGTCCTCGGACCGGTACGCTTCCGTGCCGAAGTGCCGAGCCATGCGGTCTAGCAGCGTGCGGTAGTAGTCAGTATCGCGAAGGTTGTGCGCCGCCGTTTCTTGCCATGCGTCGCGCTCACCCCTCATTCGCTCAAGCTCCAACCGGAGCGCACCGAGTCCGCGGACCATCCTCTCCCAGTCCGTGTCAGGGGGCATCACTTGAACTTCTTTCCGTGCAGATGACCCCGGCACAGCGCGCACTCCAGCGGGCCCACCTTGCAGTGCAGCGGGAGCAGGCCCCACTTCTTCGCGAAGCGGCGAGCGCCGTACTCATCGGCGATGCGCTGGAACACTCGCGGGAACCGCAAGCGACTACCGGCGTACTTCCGGTCGGTCGTCCACGAGAGCATCCAGTCCTGACCACCCATGTGAGTGACGCGGTGGCCACGACTGTCTACCGCGCGAGTCACGGCGCCCTCCGGGTCCGTTGCTCCACGTGCTCGCGCTCGGCCACGCTCATGTCCGCCCAGGTCGTGCGCATCGTCTCCCACACGGAATCGGGCACGTCCTGGTCGGACGTGACCAGGCGCACCACTTCACCGAATGTGAACAGGTAGAGATGGACCAGTGGGCTGTCGGCGGGCTCGGGCTCCATGCTGCCGTCAGTGCTACCACCGCTGCCAGCGAGCGTCAACGAGGGCTTCGCGCCTTCAGCACCTGCGCCGCAAGCTCGCGGATCAGGTCCGGGTTTTCCAGCGCCACGGCCCATAGGCGCTCTAGCTCAAAAAGCCGAGCCAGCACCTCGCGCAGGGTGGCCTCGCTCGCCTCCGCCGCCTCCGTAAGCTGGATTACCGTGTCGCGTAGCGCGCCCACCTTCTCATCGGTGACCTCTGCATCGGCGGCCTGGCGCTTTTCGATCCTGGTGAGCCGCGCATCGATCCGCCCCTCCACGTCAGTCAGGTCACCGAGCGTCGCCGGGTAGCCGCTCACAGCGGCTCCACTTTCGCCGCCAGGGCTGCGAGCACGACCTCGCGAAACGCTTCGGGGTTCGCCACCACGGCACGCTGCAACGTATCGATCCACTGCTCCAGGGCACTCAATCGCGTGGCATTCTGCTCCCCCAGATGCGTGCTCCATCGCACGCTCGGTCCCTGCTCATTCTGAAACGCCTCGATGCGCTCCAACCGTATACGAAGCGCTTGTATCTCGTGGCGTCGGACTTGGACGGCATTCTTCATGGTGAATCCTTTAGCTGCGTCAGCACTTCAACTAGCGGCTTTCCGAGCGGCGGCGTGTCGCCGGACAACCGCTGCCCGCTAAGCGCAATAACGGCCAGTTCTCGCTCTAGCTCGTCCGGCGGCCCCGCGAGCAACGCCGTGGCGCGCGACTCGTCGTAGTCCGCCACGAGCAGTTTGCGGAGCGCAACGACGGCTGCCGGCGGAGCAGCGTACCACCGGCACTTGTCTTGCTTCGCCCCCAGCGTCGCGCGCTTCCCTCTCTGGTCACGGATCACTGTCACCGCGACGCCGGCAGCGGTCAGGATCTTCGACTCCCGGTACCACACCTCGACGAACCCCAACCGGTCAATCATCGCGCGCCGCGCTGCCGTCGCGCACACCGCGCTGCCCGCGTGGCGGCTCATATCCTTGACCACCTTGCCGCACGCCTTGCAGACGTGCGGCGCCGCCGACGGATTCGTAAGCCGGAAAGTCACAGGTAGAGCGCCGCTCACTCGTCGTCGCTTTCTTCCTCGTCGTCCGCCTCCGGCAACGAAACGAATCCCGGCGTGCGCTCGCCAACCCATGCGCCCTCGACGTTGAAGCCGAAGTATTCCTCCGCCTCCTCACGCGCCGTACCGTCGCGCATCAGGATTTCGATGCAGCGCTCCGTGTCGTACAGCACGAACGCCTCCTGGCCCACGCGCCTCACCACGCCGAGGATCGCGTCGTCGAACCCGTCCGCGAACAGCAGGTCCGGGTCGTCCTCGGCCAGCGACTCTCTCATGTTCTGCGTCACGGCTTGGCCTCCTCAATGCGGAAGGCGTACTCGCCGCCCCACTCACCCGCGCCGCGCCCGGCCCAGCGCTCCAGGCGCTCCTCCGCACCGGAGCGGTCGGGCGCGCCATCGATCACCCACTCGCGCCCCGTGGCGACCACGGTGCAGACGATCACCCAGCGGTACCCCGCGTGGTGCTGGTAGTTCTTTGCCGCGGTCAGCATCATCGTCGTCCCGGTGGCCGCGTGCGCTTCGCGCCTTCCAGCGGCGCTGGCCGCGTGCCGCGCTTCGGTTTCTTCTTCATCGCCCGCTTCACGGCCTCGATTTCCTTGTCCAACGCCGTACTGATTTTCTTCGGGTGCCGCCAGCCGGCGATCCACTCCGCGTCGGCCCTCATGCGTTGCAGCGCATCCAGGGCGGGGCGCAACGGTGCGCCGCCCAGAATATCGGTTCCGTGCGCGAGCAGGCGCACCTGGATACCGACACGCGCCTCGGCGTAGTACCGGCGCGCCTCCTGGTCGCTTGTGGCCGCGTCGAGCGCGCGACACGGCTCCATCATCTTCGCTACCACGTCGCCCGCGGTGTCGTTGTCGAATGGTCCCTCGCCCCAGACTCCCATGGCTACTTTCCCTTCCTTGCACTCTGGCCGCTCACGGCCTTCGCTCCCTGACACACAAAGCACGGGTCTGCGCTCCACCAGCGGTGCTTCGCGCAGCGGTGCGGCAGCAACGGGTGACGGTGCGTGGAAAGCTGTCTGTCGGGCTCACCGCGCGCGGGATCGCCGCCATGGACCCAGAAGTACACGCCAGTTTCCTGGTCGGACGCGAAGGGGAGA